TACTATATAATTTACTGTTAATGATCCTGATGGTATTAATCCATACTCTTGAGTAAAGAATGTAGATGCTTCATTATAGTTATTTGTTAATAATGAAATACCAGGTACAACTCCAGATTGAATAGATGATGGAGTTGGAATAATTTGAGTATCAGATTTATCTTTAGTTAAACCAGCACCAAATTCTAATTGTAAAGTATTATCAGATAAAATTCTAGAAACATAACGTCTAGGAGCTCTCTGTAACTGTAAAAGGTATGGTACTTGATCCGTTGAAAAGTTAGGATTAGCTATTTTTTGAAATATTGATGATTGGGCTAAATATGGAACTTCATACCATAAATTACCATCACTAGCTGTAACATTTAAAACTTGTAAAATATTAGTATCAACAATATTAGCAGTTGCAAATTTTTGATTAGCACCTGTATCAATTGTAGTTGATTTTATTTCAGCTGATATAACAGGAACTGTTTTTTTAAATAAATAAAAATTATTATTTATAAAAGTAATTTCAGTACTTCCTGTATCTGTAAAGTCAATTGTTTGTGTTGTTAAAAACTTAGTACCAGTACTAGTTGAAGTTAAAGATGTGTTTTCAGGAATAATTAAACCATATGTACTATAATCAGGGACAATTACTCCTAAGTTAGTAACAGAAGGAATTAATTGATAAACATCAACAACAGTGTTTGAAGCATAAGATGCTTTAGGACGATAACCCATAACATATGACATAGCATATAGGTTTTCTTTTTCCTTAGCATACAATAAGAAGTTTTCTTGTACTTGAGTATCTAAATAAAACGACATTACGTCACCAACGTATGATGCCATTTCAATAAACATATTTCCTGGTGTTGCTTCTGTAAAGTCATTATAAGTTGCAGGAAAGTATGTTTTAGCATACTGTTGTAACGATGATTTAAAATCGGTAAAGGTTTTATTTAAATATGATATGTTTTGTTCTTCAGCCATTATTATTGAAATTGTACTGTTACTTGATCAGGGGTTTGAGATATTCTTAAAATATAATTTATAGTTAAATCTATAGTATTGAAGTCAGTATTAGGAACTACTATAATATCTGTTACTGATACTTCAGGCACAAATACAGCAATACTGTTAGCTAAACTTTCTTTTAAGTTACTTATATTACTTTCAGTAATACCCTCAAATATAAATCTTTTTAAATCACAACCAAAAGTAGGATTCATTACTCTTTCACCTACGTCTGTTAACAATAAATTGACCAAATTTGATTTAATTTGATCTTTAGTTGTATACGTACTTTTAAATACTCCAGGAGCATCAAAAGGCAATGCTACCCCAATAGCAATGTTCCCTTGTAGATCTAAGGGATTAACACGTGTTGTTTGAGGTATTGGCATATTATCCTAAATTTCTTAATCCTGATAAATCTTGAGCAGTCATATTAGCACCAGCATCTTCAATAAAAGCCATAAAAGGATTATCTGATTTAGGGTCTACTTTTAATGCAGGGGAAGATGATTGTTCATATCCAAACATGGCTCCCATTTTGCTACGTAAAGCAGCTTTAGCTTCAATATTACCTGTTGGAACATCACTACTAGTAAAACTAAATGTTTTATTTTCATTTAATTCTTGTTTTTTCTGTTCCAACAAGAGAACACCGATTTCTTCACGAACTGCTTCGCGAACCGCTTCTTTAATTAATTGTTTAAATAATTTTGCGTTCATAATTATAAATATTTTATCCTTGTAAGTTTCGTTGATCAATAACTAGTTTTAATTGGTCTACTAGGTCTTGTGGATCTAATGTAAATGATAATTCACTTTTAATCACATCAACACCATCGCGATCAATAGCTACTGCATATCGACGTTTGTTACCTTTTACAACAAATGCTTGATTTTGTTCTTCTTTAATTTGGAATTTAAATCCTTTATATGGAGGAAATTCATTAACACCCACTGGTGAGAAGAAATTAGTTAAATCTGTTAATTGTTGTTGATTTAAGTTATTTAAAGTTTTATCATCTAAATTTTGACTAATATTTTGTAATCGTAATATTAGTTCATTTAATTCATTAATTTCATTTTCTAAAGCTATAGTAGCTATAGCTAACACTATATTTAAAGCAGATATTAATTTTTGTGCTTTTTCTAAAGTTTTAACAATTCTAATAATTAAATTTACAGGTATACCAATACCAGGAGGTACCGCAGTTGGTATAGGAATAGCAGATAATATACTAACAATAGCATTAAATATTGTTATATAAAGATTAATTTGTTGGATTGTTTTTTGTAGGCTAGTTAATTTATTAATACTATTATTTATTAAAGTAACAGTATTATTTCTTAAATTAGTAGCAATAATAATTTGGTCTGGTGTTTGAGCTATTTCTATATAAGCATTTACTTGATCTACTAGTATTTCTAATTTTTGTCTTTGAGATATTACACTAGCAAATTTATTAGCAAGTTGAAGAGCAATAACAGGTGCTAAAGTTTTAGCAGCATTAAGTGCTACTTTTTTAACTAAATCTCTTCTTGCTTTTGCTTTTTGAGCTTTTGTTCTTGATCTTCTAGCTGCTCTTCTAAGTTTTCTTGCATTTGCTTTTTCTTTTATTTTTCTAAAAGGATCAGCAATTATATTTTTTAAATCAGTTTGAAGTTTTATTTTTAATTTTTCTAAATCTTTAATTTTTTCTTCAAAAGATTTATTTTCAACTGCAACTAGTTTATCATATTCTTCTTGAGTTATTTGTTTTTCTTTAAGTAATATTTCTAATCTTTTTAATTCAGTACCATGATCAGATCTTACTTTAATTTCTAAAAGAACAACATCTTCTATTTGGTTTTTAATTTGTTCTGCTTTACCTAAAGCAACAGATATTACTTTATCTTTAGCTTGATTTACTAATTGATCACCAAAAGTTTTTATAGCAGTAGACTGAGATATGTTTTTAAGAATATCAGGTGAAATAACAGACGATATGTTTATATTATTAGCCACTATGCTGTAAAGTTTCTATTTGATAAAATATTTTCAATCTGACCTTCCACATTTTCTAATTTATTAGATAATGCTTGTGCAGCATTATTAAGATCAATCATTGGAGTACCTTCTGGTGATGCTATTGTTGTTGTAAGTGCAATACTAAATGTTTGTAATCCTTCTAATAGACCGTCTAATAATGTATATAATCTATTACCTAATACTATAGGCTCAGTTGGTAACTCATTATTTACAGTACCTAAAAATACAGAATTTGTATTTAAATGTACTCTTTCATTTGCATTTAAGTTGATAATATTTTTAGTATTTATTTCAACATTTGTTTTAGCAAATATCATTACTTCATCTTTTTTAGAGTTTAAAGTAATTCTATCAGCATTTAATATTACTTGTGAATTAAAATAATCAGATGGATTTAAAGGATTAGTTAATGGATTTAATACACCACTTTTATCTGTTTGTAAAGGTAATTTTTGAGTTGAAGTTAAATAAATTGAAGACGAATCATAATTTATTTTTTCAACATAAACTTTAGCATCTGAGATGTAATTAAAGCCATTTGTTAGGATAGTAATTGGACTATCTTCAGCTCCAACAGAACTCCATTCATTTAAATCATTATACAACTTAGTTGTTGAACTAAATCTTAAAGCAGCACCTTGTCTACCTTGTACAATATTATCTCCTTGAAATGATATTAAATTTCTAATATTTGGATTTTCAACAAAAGTAGTTCCTAAAGAAGCATTATCATTAGCTGGCTGGGAATTTTGTTGATTATTATTCCATAAATTTAAAATTAAATAATAAGTTTCTGTTGATGAAGGAGAAATTTGTGTTGCTGGAGAAGGTAAATCAAACAGTACAACAAGTTCTCCTAATATAGGATAATATTGAAATTGAGGAAATAATGGTTTTGCAACTTTACATTCATTAAAAAATGTATCATCTAATTTTCCTACTGTATCTTGTGCTTGATTATAATCACGATAAAATATAGTACCTATAGCATCATATCCTCCTACTCTATCAAATTGTTCTTTAGTAGGTGTATTTTCAGTAGTAACTACCCCATATACCCTTCCTACTTGAGTGGGATTTATAGGAGAAAAATTATTTTTCCCTACAGAAGATAATACATTTGAAAAACCACCTATCTGATATTTCATATTATTGATTTATATTCACAATAGGTGCTTGTTCAAGTAATTTTTGTCCTTGTTCTTGTACTGCTTTTTGTTCTTCTAATAAAGCATTGATTTCATCCATATTGATTAAATCAGTTCCACTACTAGCGTTAACAGTCGCTGCACGTTGTGCAATAGCTGCCATTTTAATTAATTGTTCGTTATTTTTTACATTAACATCAATTAAATCTTTGACAGTAGGCATTAACATTACTGCAGATCCTGCATTAGATGATGCCATTGGTTTGAGAGTATCAATGAATTCACCGATTTGCTTATCAATATCTTTATTATTTTTATGTATTTTTTTAAACAGGTCCGATAAAGACATACCATCGAATACCTGTACATCGTCAAAATTAGCCATAATTGCGTTTACCAATAAATATGAATACTTAAATCTTTATATATCCATGGTTATAATATTCATTATATAACTGGGCA